CAGGACAAGTGGGAAGCCACGATCCGAAAGGCTTATGGCACCCGCACCGCCAAGATGCGCCAGGAGCTGGACGCCGTCCCGGCCGAGGCCGAAGGCGCGGCGCTGACCAGCGTCCTGATCGAGAGTTGCATGCGTCCCGGCATCCCCGTCGTGCGGTGGGCTTGCTCCGACGATTTCAAGATGCTGCCGGAAGAGCAACGTACCGAGCAGACGAAGGCCTGGCTGAAGAAGGAAGTCGCGCCCTTGCTGGCGCTTCTCAATCCACGCCGCCCGCATGTCTTCGGCGAAGATTTTGGGCGCAAAGGCGATGCCACCGCTATCATGCCGATGGAGATCGGCCGGGACATGGTGCGGCGCGTCCCCTTCCTGGTCGAGCTGCACAACGTCCCCTTCGACCAGCAGCGCGAAATCCTGTTCTTCGTCGTTGACGGCCTGCCGCGCCTCGCCGGTGGGGCGCTCGATAGCGGCGGCAATGGCGCCTACCTCGCGGAAAAGGCTGCGCAGCGCTACGGCTCCAAGGTCATCGAAGTGAAATTCTCGGAGACTTGGTACAAGACGGAAATGGCCGCCTACGTCATGGCCTTTTCCGACAAGCTCGTGGTGCTGCCCTTCGACATCGATGTTCGCGACGATCACCAGGCGCTTGCCTACGTCCGGGGTTACATCAAGGTGCCCGACGATTATCGCACCAAGGGCAGTGACGGTTACGATCGACACGGCGACACCGCAATCGCTGGCGCGCTCGCCTATTTCGCCAGCCGCTCCGATCTAGAAGTCTACGAGTATACGCCGACCCGGAAGCTTGAGAGCATGGGCGGCTCATCCATGTTCGAGGCGCCCTCGATGGGCGGCCTCATTCCCAATATTTCCAGAGGGCTGCATTGATGGCGACCACGCCTCGTATCATCGACCAGTGGGGAAACCCGGTATCGTCCGCCGCGCTGCGCAGGGAGTTCGCAGCCCCAACGGTCGGCGGCGTCAATTCGGTCTGGTCGGAAACCATCGTGTCCGGCCTCACGCCCACGGCCATGGCAGAGGTGCTGCGCGCCGCCGGGAATGGCTATCCCGACCGCTTCTTCGCCCTGGCGAGCGAGATGGAAGAGCGCGATCTGCATTATGCTGCCGTACTCGGCACCCGCAAGCGTGCGATCACCGGGATTCCGTCGATCGTGGTTGCCGCCTCGAATTCGGCGGAGGATGAAAAGATCGCGGACGCCGTGCGCAAGCTCGTCGACCAGCCTGAATTTGTCGATGACTATGTGACCGATCTGCTCGACGCGCTTGGCGCCGGGTACTCCGTCGTGGAGACGGTCTGGGATCGTTCGGGAAAGGAATGGTTTCCCGAACGGTACGAATGGCGCGACCAGCGTCATTTCGTCATCGACCAGCGCGACGGCCGCACGCTGCGCTTCAAGCAACCGGGGCGCATCGAAGGCGTGGATCTTCCGCCTTATCAGTTTTCCATCCATCGGCCGAAGCTGAAAAGCGGCCTGCCCATCAAGGCTGGTCTCGCGCGCCTTGCAGCCTGGGCGTTCCTGTTCAAGTCCTATACGCTCAAGGACTGGATGGCGTTTCTGGAAATCTACGGCATGCCGTTGCGCGTCGGTCGTTATGGCTCCAGCGCCAGCCACGACGAGCGGCGTGTCCTGCTGCAGGCCCTTCGCGACATTGCTTCGGACGCGGCGGCGATGATCCCGAAAGAGATGGATATCGAGTTTATCGAGGCGAAGGGCGGGACCGGCAACGCCGTATTCTCGGCCAAGGCCGAATATCTCGATCGGCAGGTTTCCAAGGGCGTACTGGGTCAGACCATGACCACGGATGACGGCTCGTCGCTCGGCCAAGCCGCCGTCCACGAAAATGTCCGCCATGACATTGCCCGCGCCGATGCGCGGCAAACCGCGATCACTGCGAACAGGGACCTTGTCAGGCCGTTCGTCGATCTCAATTTTGGGCCTCGCGACCGCTATCCGCGCCTTGTTTTCCCCATCACGGAAAACGAGGATATCGAAGTCCTGGTCAATGCAATCGACAAGCTGGTGCCGCTCGGGCTCGAAGTCAGCATGACCCATGTGCGGGAGCGGATCGGCTTCGAGGAGCCGGAAGATGGCGACAAGCTGCTTGCGCCGGCCAGCAAGGCAGCGCCGGCGGTCGATCCGGATCCAGACGAGGAGAAAGATCCGCAGAGTGACGAACCTGGCCGATCGGCAGCGCGTTTGCAACCGCGGTGCCCAGGTTGCGGCGGCTATCACGCCCTTGCCGCCGATCAGACGCCGGAACTGGACGCCCTGGTCAATGAGGCCCTTGAGCATTGGGAAGAGGATTTGGGCCCGATCATAAAGCCGCTTCAAAGCCTCTTTGAGCGGGCATCGACCTACGCCGAACTGGAGGCCGGGCTTGATGATCTGGTTGCCAAGATGGACGCCGGCCCTCTGGCCGATCGGCTGGCGAAACTGCAGATGAAGGCGCGCGGCCTCGGGAATATCGGCGATGGATCCGTTTGATATCTTCAAGACGGCACCGCGAGAGGTCGTGCGGTATCTTGAGGCGAAGGAGAACCGACCATCATTTGATTGGCGCGACATTGCGCCCGAGGAGCATGCCTTCGCCTTCACCGTCGCCAAGTCGGTCGGTTACGACGTCCTCGACGACATTCGCACTGCCGTGGCCGACGCCGATGCCAACCGGACGCCCTTTATCGAATTTCAGCGCAATCTCCTCGGACCGCTTCAGGCGAAAGGCTGGTGGGGCAAAAAGCTCACCGCTGATCCCGAGACCGGTGAATTGAAGGTCGTGCAACTTGGATCGCCGCGCCGGCTGCGCACAATCTACTGGGCAAACACGCGCACGGCGCGCGCTGCCGGCGAATGGGAGCGAACGGACCGAAACAAGGCATTCTTGCCGTTCTTGCTCTACGTTCGATCGACGGCCGAGAATAAGCGGCTGGAACATCTGGACTGGGTCGGTATCGTCGCGCCGGTCGACGATCCGATCTGGGACAAGCTTTATCCGCCGAACGGCTGGGGATGCGAATGTCGCGTGCGTCAGATTTCCAGGCGTGAAGCGATCTCGCTTGGGTGGAAGGATGATGCGGGTCCGGTTTATCTGCCGGAGCGGGCATGGACGAACAAACGTACCGGCGAGACGAGGATGGTGCCGATCGGTGTCGATCCGGGATGGGACACTAATCCAGGTAAACTTCGCGCCGCCAACACGTCAAGGTTTCTTCACGACAAGATCGAGGCGATGCCGGCTTCGCGCCAGAAGGTTGCCATAGAGGATATCGTCCAGTCGCCGGTTCTGCGGACGATGGTGGATGGCAAGATGCCCGGCGCCTGGCTGCCAGTGGCGCAGCTGCCGCAGCATGTCGTCGATGCATTCGGCGCGGAGACCGCGATTGCACGCCTATCTAGTGACAGCATCCATCACATCCTGGTGGAGCACGCCGAAAGGGAGTTGAGCGCCGACGACTTCCGCTCGGCCCTTGCCGTGATCGTCAATCCCGTCGCAGCGATCCGCAGTAAAACCGGAAATGCCGTAAACCTGATAGGGCGCGCCAATGGCACCTGGTGGCGACTGATCGTCAAATCGGCGGCACAGGGAAAGGAATGGTGGATCCAGAGCCTGCATCACAAGAGCGAGGGTGAAGCTCTGAAGGTGATCGAGCGTGCGCGTCGGGCCGATACGATTGTGGAGTGATGGCGCGGAGGGGCGGCACTCCCTCGTGGATCCGGCAGAACCGTCCCAGTCGAACCTTGCTCGCGCCTGCTCACAATATGGGGCAGATGGGTTACATTGGCAAGCCGGGATAGCGGACGGATTTAAGCGCCACTGACGCGCACGGCGACACCGAACCGGCAATCTAGCGTCCAAGCGCAAAATTCGCGCCCAAGGCCTTCAAAAGTACTTCAAATTTCAATCTGATTTCTACTGGTGGTAACGGGTGGCGCACAATCGCCCCAGTCATCTCCGCCTGACACTGTCAGGCTCTTTGCGCCTGAGTGTCTGTGCAATTAATCGCTCATGACGAGAGCGACCGCAATATCAATTTTTACGGAACTCGCAGCTGTCGGCGACAAGCCGCCGGAGTGGATCGAGCTGTTTCCGAAAGGCCCGGCGATCTTGGCCCGCGATGGTCGGCGCTGGACGCTGGAGCCCGCCCGGGTGATCGCGGCTTTCGCCGCCAGCCAGGGTCCGCTTGCCATCGACTACGAACACGCCCAGGCGCTGAAGGCACCGGGCGGCGACGAAGCGCCGGCCGCCGGCTGGATCAATGCCGTCGAAGAACGCGACGGCGCTGTTTGGGGCCAGGTCGAATGGACGAAGGCGGCGGCGCGCAAGATCGTAGAGCGGGAATACCGTTTCGTCTCTCCGGACTTCGACCACACCCGCGATGGTCTGATCGTCCAACTCAATGGCGCTGGCCTCGTCAATCGGCCGGCGCTCGTCATGACGGCATTGAGCCGAAAGCAACCCCAGAAGGAAAATGACATGAGCCTGAAGGCAATTGCCGCCGCGCTCGGCCTCGCTGACGATGCCGACGAAAAGGCGGTCCTGGCCGCAATCACCGCCCGCAACGATCAGGCGACGGCGCTGTGCGCGCTGCTGAAGATCGGCGCCGGCAGCGATGCAAGCGCGATCACTGCCGCCGTCACCGCGCTGCAGAGCGAAACCGAAACGGCGCTTGCCTCGTTGAAGGCCACGCCGACCGCCGCCGAACTGGTCGCCGTGAAGGCCACCTTGAAGGACACCCAGACGGCGCTCGCCGCCCTCCAGACGAAGGACGTCAATCGCGAGATCGACGCGGTGCTCGAAAAGGCTTCGGCCGAAGGCAAGATCACGCCGGCCTCTCGTGAAAGCTATCGCGCCATGTGCGCGGTGGAAGGTGGGCTTGAACGTTTCGTCGCCCTG